ACAAAAAAGATCCTGTTAGTGAAGAAAATACTAGACTATGGAATACTGGTATAGAAGCTGATAAAGAAATTGCTAGAAAAAGAAAAAGAAAGTTATCTTACTATTCAAATATTCTAGTAGTATCTGATCCAAAACATCCTGAAAACGAAGGTAAAGTTTTCTTATTCAAATTTGGTAAAAAGATATTTGATAAGATTACAGAAGCAATGAACCCAGCGTTTGAAGATGAAAAGGCTGTTAACCCATTTGATTTTTGGGAAGGTGCAAACTTTAAACTAAAAATCAGAAAAGTTGATGGTTATTGGAATTATGATAAATCTGAATTTGAGCAACCAAGTAAAGTAAAACCTACTGATGATGAGATTGACAAGATATGGAAATCTCAACATGCTCTAAAGGCCTTCGTTGATCCTAGTAATTTTAAATCTTATGATGAACTCAAAGAGAAACTGAATAAGACACTTACTGGACAAAGAAGTACCGAATCTGTAGAAGATATTGACCTCCCACCTGTCAGTAATGACGTACCAACGTCTTCTAACAACTCGGTAGAGAAAGTTGAATCGTCCAACGATAGCGATGACCTATCGTATTTTAGTAAACTTGCTGAGGACGATTCATAATCTATCTCTCTCACTTTCTCAATTGGGTAGCCTTCGGGCTACCCACTCAATAGAGGCTTGACAAAATGAGGAGATATGATATACTATATAATAATACTAATCCGTTGTAGGGTTACACCAAGTCTATAAATGACTTTCTATAAACGACTACAACTTTATTAACAATAAAAGGAGACAATATGTCAGACTATATAATAATGCCTGGTAATTCATTTACAAAGGCCGATATACAAAAATCACTAAAATACAATCCAAGAGAAAATCATCCAGAGTTTTATGGTAAAGGTTTACCTGAAGGTGTAGAATATTTACCAGAACCAATACTGCTAGAAGCAAGTGAAATTAATTTAGATACACAATTTGCAGATGGTAGTTATGATGTTTCTAAATCTATTCAACAAATAAGAGCTAAAAATCAAAATAGGCAAGAGTTAAAATGGTCATTAGAAAATGGTTATGATTTAAGAGAACATTTAATATCTGTTAAAATAGACGAAAGTAATGGTAAATATTACATTATAGATGGTAGAGGTAAATACCATGAAATGCAAAAACAAGGTTGGAGTAACTTTTTAGTTGACGTTTATAAATGTAAATCAAATCTTGGTTACAGTAGATTGGGTAATTTAAAAAATAATCCAACAAAACCTGCTTCACCTATTAGTAAATTAGACGTAGTTAAGCATTTAATTAATAATAGAGTAGAATTAGGTATAAAAGATCAGTTAGATTATGATGATATGGATACAATTTATAGAAAAGAAGCAAAACTCATAGGTAATCCTAATTGGCAAAAATCTACAATTGATAAAATTGTTTTACAAGCAATTAATGACAATAGTAAATATCAGATTGTTACCCACGATGAAAACTCGGCGTCTAATTGGGCAAAGGCAAATAATTATATTGATTCAGAAAAAGATGGTATATATTATTTGATAACTTCAGCTGCAACACCTGCTAAAACAATTATAAGAGCTGCAAAAAAAGTTGAGTTATTAAAAGACGCAGATAAATTTAAAGAGTTAAGAATAATACTACATCACGGTTACCTTGAAGGTTCAAATCCAGAACAATCTTGGAAAGAAACCGTTGATGATGGTAGAGAACAATTTAACAATTATAGAAATTTATTAAAAAATTACTTTTCAGGTGATGTTAAAATTTCAAATAAGATAAAATTATATGGAATAACACCATCGTTAGAAGAATTAAAATATGAATTCCCTATGAACAAAGTTGTTAGATACGATCAACCACCTCTTTATGTTAATAAAGAAGAACAAAAGTTATGGGATATTGATCCTGAAACTTTAGAAGACTAAAAAGTCTTTAAGTGGTCTTCGGTAAGTATAACGAATTTCATATCTCGTTTATTACACCATGCAAATGCCGTAGACCACTTTCTTCTATTTTTTTCATAGGTTAACAATGCGTTTTTATAAGTACGACTTTCTCGTAAAGGTTTTTTAGGTTTACGTGTTTGTGCTTTAGGTTTAATCTCTACAACAAACTTTTTAAATGTGCCGTCTGATTGTCTAACTTTCATATAGAAATCAGGATAGTATCTATGAGGACGATTATCAATAGAACGATAGTATATGATTATTTCTTCACTACCCCATTCTAATACATCTTTATTTTTATCACAGTAACCCATGAATCTCTTTTCCCAACTTGAACGATAGATTATGTTATTAACATTACCTTTATATTTTTGTGGGTTGAAAGGTTTGAACTTACCTGAATAAGGCCGTTTATCTGGATTAGTTAACTTCTTAATCTTCTTCATAAATCTATTTATTTCTAACATAAATAGTAGTATGGCAAGCGTATTTGATACAATCAAACAAAAAGCAGGCGATACAGATAAATCGGCTACATGGTATAGAACACAAGTAAATAAGATTGCTAGTGGTACTACAGCAGGTCAATTATTCAGACAAGGTAAACTTAACGGTAGACCTAGTGTAGGACGATTGAACTTATTTGGGTACAATCCTAAATTTAGAAAGACTTTACCGTATTACGATATATTTCCTTTAGTGTTGCCATTAGAACCTATAAAGGGTGGTTTTATGGGTATGAACTTTCACTACTTACCACCGTTGTTAAGATTTAGACTATTAGAACGTATGCAGGCAACTGCTACAGATCAACGATTTGATAGTAAAACAAAATTTGATGTGACTTATGATGATGTGAAAAATATTAAAATTGTAAAACCAACAATTAAAAAGTATTTGTATTCATATGTACAAACAGGATTTTTAAGAATAAATGCAGATGAAGCTGCAGTTGCAATATACTTACCTGTACAAAGATTTAAAAAGGCAAGCGAAGCACAAGTTTATTCAGACAGTAGGAGATTTATTTAATGTCATTAATTAGTGTAGGTAAAAAAATAGGTGACTTAGACATAAGACTTGGTATACCACCATCAAAATCACAGTTTAGTGTTAATGATACAAACAAACGTTTTGATTATAATAACAAAACAACAAATAGAGATTCTATATTTAACAGATTTAGATCAGGTATTACACAAGCTGGTGGATTTGCTAGACCAACACAGTTTCTAGTTACAGTAGATGGCCCAAAAGGTAGTGCATTAGGAAATGTTGGCATTTACAATGACACTCAATCACTAGATCAAGTTGCTCGATTACATAAAAGTGCTAAACTATCTGATGCTATTAAAACAAACTTACAATTAAGAATGGATTTATTTTGCTCAAATGTTAGTATACCTGATAAAACAATAACTGATGATGTCAACGAACAGTATTATGGACCTAAAAGAGCAATGGCAAAAAATGTACAATATGGTGATGTAACATTAGAATTTTACACTAGTGTTAATTATGAAGAAAGATTATTTTTTGAAGCATGGCAAAACTCTATAATTGATCCTATCAGTCACAACGTAGGATATTATGATGACTATGCCACACCATGTATGATTACAATTACACCATTAACAAAAACATTTACAGCTGCATTGGCAAACTTTGAACCATCAGGTGATCCAGGCAGAGATAGACAAGAGTTAAGAAAAAGTTTAGGTGATCAATCTGGATTTTCATCATATCAAGTACAAATGTATGAGGTGTGGCCTAAAACAATTGCTGCTACACCATTAAGTTATGGTGCTACAAATGAATTTGTAAAAACAAGTGTCACATTTACATATAGAAATTATGCTACAACAGCATGGAACTTTCTAGCAAAAAATAATACTGAAGAATTTAAAACACTTGACAGAATGGAATATAGAACAAATACTACAAACATACAAGGTAGTTTTTTAGATAATTTACCATTTGGTATTGGTAACGAAATAGGTAGAGCTGGTCGTCAAGTTTATGAAACAATTAAAAAGAATATACCGATAGGTAGAGTAACGGGTGGTAGTGTATTCCCAAAAGGTCTTCCAGACCCTAAAATTATACGAAACATATTTTATTAATAATATAAGGAGTGAAAATGAGTATACCATTAATGAAAGTGCCTGAATACGATTTAACATTATCAAATAATGTAAAAATAAAATACAGGCCGTTCTTAGTAAAAGAACAAAAACTATTGTTACTTTCAAATGAAAATCAAAATGAAAGTGAAATGGTTAATATCTTAATTGATATTGTACAAGCGTGTGTAAAAGGTGATATAGATGTTAAGAAACTGCCTGTGTATGATTTTGAATGGTTGTGGTTAAACATAAGATCAAAATCTATCGGTGAGGTTGTGAGTTTGAAATTAAAATGTCCAGATGATGAAACACAAGTTGTTGATTATGAATTAAAAATAGAAGATGTAAAACCTGATTTAAACAAAAAGATTAATACTAAAATTGAATTTACAAAAGATTATGGTGTAATGATGAGAATACCTACAATCAAAGAAGTTGCAAACAAAAGAACAATTTTAGATATGTCAATTAATTTAATGAGAGATTGCATTGATCAAATATATCAAGGTGAAGAATTATTTGAAGCAAAAGAAATTGAAAAGGAAGAGTTGAATGAGTTTTTAGATAATCTTACAATGACACAATTTAAAAAAATAAAAGATTATTTTGATACTTTACCAATTATAACACACACGATAAAATATAAAAACCCTAAGTCGGGTGTTGAACACAATTTGTTATTACAAGGTGCAACTGATTTTTTTCAGTTACCCTCTTACATGAGAGCCTAGAGAGTTATTTTAGAACAAATTTTGCTTTAATGCAATATCATAAATATTCTCTATCAGACCTTGAAGGAATGATACCATGGGAGAGGGACATATATGTTGAACTATTAATGCAACATATAAAAGAAGAAAACGAAAAGTTAAGAGAGAAACAAAGAGGGAGAACATAATGATAGAAGTAGGAAAAAATATAATAGTAAACATATGGGTATTTTTAAGAGATGAAGTACCTCAATTTATGTCAAACTGGAGATTAATACCAAGAGTATTCATGTTGTTATATGGATATGCTTTTTATATGACAATGCAATGGTTTATGGCACTATCTGATCCAAATAACGCACAGGCAGGTTTTGTATCTGTAGTTGTTGGGGCTGGTGCAGCTTGGTTTGGTTTGTATGTAAATGGTAAACCTAGTAAGATAGAAACAAAGAAATAATAAATGAAATCAAAAGTCTTTAAAAAAGCAAATCCTGAAAACTTTAATAAGATTCTTAAAAGACAAAAAGAAGAAGAGTCTGATCCTAAGTTTGCTATATCTGATGCCTTGCAAGAATATCAATCACAGTTAGAGAAATCTGCTGGGTATCAGAATCAAAGTAAATTAAATGACGCTAAAATAAGAACAGATATAGTCAACTATGTGATAAACTACGGTCCTGGTGATTTAGAAGGATTGAAAGGAATGGAGTTTGATGATGCAAAAACTCTACAAAAGACTATTGAAAAAGAAATAGGTGAATATGAAGGATTAAATAAAAAAGGCATTATTAGTGATGAGGAACTTATATTCATAAAAGAAACTGTAGGTAGAACAAATGAACAACTAAAAAAAGTTTTAGGACTAACCACAAGATTATCATTATCATTTAGAGATTTCAAAAAAGAATTAAAACCTTTAAAATTAGCACAAAGAATAGGTCTTACAAATATACCAATCATTGGTAAAAGAATTGAAAGGGCGATTGAGTCTGATGAGCAGGCAGAGAGTAAAGCATTATCTTTGAAAAGAAGATTAAGAACAAAAGAGGCTAAAGAGCAATTTAAAACTGGTGGACAAAGTACCGTACAAACACAATCAGAGCAAAGAGAAGAATTAGCAAGAGAGGCCACATCATCACTATTCACAGAAACACCATCAAAAAGTGTGTCAAAAGAAAATTTAGTAGAAGAAGAAAGAGAATCTGATAAACAATTTGAAACATCATCAGGTTTGTTAGAAAAGATATTAACTGAAGCTGAATTAACAAACGAATTATTGGGTGGTAAAAAACGTGGAGAGAGTGGTGAGGGAATTGGTTTTTTAGAAAAAGTTTTTGGTATAAAAATTCTTAAAGATATGTTTACAAAACCAGGGTTTGTACCAAATGCTGGTAAAGTAGCAACAGCATTAACAGGATTAACAGCAACAGGATTAGGCATAACTGTATTGTTTGGAGGTGTAGTAGGAGCATCAATAGCTAAACTTCTTAAATACTTTTTTGGTTCAAGGGACGATAATCCAAATGAAAGAGAGATAGAAAAACAAGAAAGTGCATTTGGATATAATGATGAAACAAATATGGATTATGGATACCTTGATGAACCTAAAAAAGAAGCAATTATAAAAGATGAGTACACCAAATACAAAGGTGAATTAGGTGATATGTCATTTGAGCAATTTAGAGATGCTAGAAAGAATATTGGCATAGGAAAATATATAGAGGGAAGTAATCGAGCAGATAAAGGTAATGCAGAGTCAATGAAAAATATTGATAAGATAAAACTTTACAATGAAGACCCTAATAAATTTAGTGTAATGTATCCAAAGAAATCATTTTTTCAAAAAACATCCGATGCTTTATTTAGTGGAACAACTGAAGATTTAGAAAAAATGTATTCAGGTCAATCATCCGCAATGGAATCAATGGATACAAATTTTATGTCTTTACAAAAAAATGAAAAAGTAAATGAAATGAAAGTGAATGAGTTAGAAAAATTAGAAGTACAAAATGGTGTAGGTACAAATGTCATCAATAATAGTGTTGTTAATGCTGACAATTCTACTAGTATGACTAATGACATGAACACATCTATAGGAACAACAAACGCAGATAAAACAGTTGAGAAGTTTGCAAACTACTCATAAATATTAATATGGCAAAACCTTTTAAATTTATAACAAATGTAATAAATGGAGTATTTAAAAAACAATCCTCTGGACTAACAGGTGGTACTGTAGCAAATTTTAATACTATTGCTAGTAAAAAAGGCGTCATAAATTACAATCCAACAAACGCTGATTACTCATCTCCTCATAGAGTAGAAAGTAATAACTTTTACGTGTACCCTATAGACAAACAAGATCAGGAACATTATATTTTATTTGATATAATTGAAAGACAGGCTGGAGATGCAACACCTAAAATTGGTGGTAATAGACAAGCAACTAAAAGAGCAGATAACCTTGATCAAGTTGTATATGGTGCAAATAGATTTTTTAGTGAAAATGTTGTTAAAGGTGGTGATTTAGATGTAGCAGGAAGTGCAGGATCAAAAAGAGTAATAAAGGATACTATAGCAATATACATGCCTCAAACAATAAAATTTCAATATGCAGCTGGTTATGGTGCAGCTGAAGTTGGAGTTGGACTTGCAGCATATGAAGCAATAAAAAAATCAATAGGCGAGGGCAATTTTAGAGAAAACGCCAAAGGTTTAGGACTACAAGCAATAAATTTAATTAAAGAGGGTTCTGCCTTTTTAACAGGTGGTATAGGTGCAGGACTGGCTGCAGCCGCACAAAGAAAAACAGGTTTAAGTGTAGCAGCAATGCAAGAAATGATTTTTGAAGGTATAGATTATAGAACATTTAGTTTTACATTTAAATTTACACCAAGAAGTAGAAAAGAATCTGATGTTGTAAATAACATGTTACACACAATCAAAGAGTCTATGTTACCTGAAAAATTTGGTGGTGGTAAATCAATTGCTGCTTATAAAGTACCACATGAATTTGTAATAAGATTTATGAAAGGTACACAAATTAACGCATTTTTAGATCCAATAGGATTATGTGCTTGTACTGGTGTTGATATAGATTATGGGTCTGATAAGTTTTCAACTCATGCGGCTGGTGATCCAGTGTCAATTGATGCTACGTTAACATTTAGAGAATTAGAACTTATAGAAAGAACAAGATATAACGAGTTACGAGATAGTGCTCAAGGTGGTGGTATGATACCAGATAGAGGTAGAAATAGATAATGCCTTCTTATTTTAATCAATTTCCTAAAATATACTATGATGCTGTTGGTGATGGTAATTATAAATTAGTTACAAATTTGTTAAGACGAGTACAGGTTAAAGAAGGATTAAAAGAAAGTGGCGCATTATTTGATTTATATGATATAGAAGGTGAAGACACACCCGAGTCAGTTGCTGAACGATTTTATGGTGATCAGCAATACTATTGGATAATATTAATGTTTAACAATATTAAAGACCGATATTATGATTGGCCGTTGAGTCAAACACAGTTTGAAACCTATGTAAACGACAAATATGACAATATAAATGCTATTCATCATTATGAGATAGTACAAGAAAGTGGTTCAACAACATCTTTTGATGATTCCCATAAAATACAAGTAAACAGCACAACACCAGGTGCAACATCAGTTACTAATTATGACTATGAGATGAAATTACAACACAAAAAAGGAAGAATTAAACTAGTTAAACCTGAATTTATAGAATTAATTGTTGAAGAATTTAAAGCATTGATCGGAGGATAGTATGTCACAAAGTGAACCAAAGTATGGTGACTTGTTTAATAGATACCCAGGTGATTTTCGTGCATCGGATATAGTTTTATATAGTTACGGCGGTGCAGCGTTAGACATATCAGGCCTTAGTGCTGTCATTAATATTTACCAAGATTTAGATTCACCTTTTATATCAGGCAATATATTGTTTTTTGACAATGCAGCCGTGTCTAGTAGATTGCCTATTATTGGTAATGAGTTTTTAGAATTTAAAATGAGAAACCCAATAGATGGTGGTGGTGATGAAGAAATTAACGCTACTAATCATAGGTTTCAAGTTTACGAAAAAAAATCAGTCACAACGACACAAAACACACAAGCAGTTGTCTTATCATTTACATCAATCGAGTCAATACGTAATGAACGATTAAGAGTATCTAAATCACTTTCAGGTTCATATGCTGAAATGGTTAATACACTTATAAAAGAGGATAAAGAATTAATTAATTCTAAAAAAGACTTGTTTATTGATCCAACATTGGGCAATTACACATATACGTTTCCAAATGTAAGACCTGTTGAAGGTGTACAAATGATAAAATATCTTTCCGAACCTATAAATTTTAAAACACCACATTATCATTTTTTTGAAAACAATCGAGGCTTTCATTTTAGAACATTAGAAAGTTTATATAGAGAAAGTAGTGATAGTGCTAACAACAGAAAATTTGTTGCCTTTATAGATTTACTATCAGCATTTAATCGTAACTTTGGAACACCTGATACAGAAACAGAGTCGCCTGTTACAAAAGCACATTCATTTAAATTTAATAATTCATACAACACATTACTCAACACAAGAGGTGGTTTGTTTGGTAGTACAATGTACTCACACGATTTAATTGATAAGAAATTTACAAAGACTAAAATGTCATACACAAGTTATTATGAGCAAGCACTTCACATAGACGCACCTTCTGGTGCTGGTAACACATATCAAGGTATCATGCCACCAGGTCCTGCTGACTTTGATGATGATTATACCGTAAATGATAAGTCATATGGATCAAAAAACAAAGATCAAATTGACCGACTAAACAAATCAAAATTAACTAAATCATCTAACGCAGATAATCGTAGATATATGGATGACTATTACAGCCGTGTATTTGTATCACCTGCTACAAGATGGAATCATATACGAAATAGTGAAGGTAATGCCAATGATCCTAGATTAGAACAAAAACAAGGTCTATCAGAAGCATCACGTGATTACTTCTCAATGGACATAGACATACCTGGTAACTTTACACTTAACGTAGGTGATCTAGTATGGTGTGAAGTGCCATCATACAACGCTGCTGAATCGACAAATGATAATAAGGTAATGCGAAATGATATAATTGATCAACTATTAACAGGCCGTTATCTAATTAAATCACTACATCATCAAGTAGATTTATTGTCACAAAAACATGTCACAGCCATTACCGTAGTAAGAAATGTATTTGCAAGTGATTTACCAAATGCTGATACATTTAAAGAAAATGCACACTTTAGAAGTCAACCTGTAGATGTCATAGGTTCAGGTGTTGATATTGCAACACTTAAACCGTTTAATATACACAAAGACCTTAAAATACCATCACCACAGATAAGTACCGTAGAAGACATTGCTAAGTCACTAGGTGTAGATTTGAGTAGTACAGACTTAAACGTCAAGGATGCCGCTAATAAGGCGGTTAATAACGTGCTAAACAGTACATCCAATAGAGTATTACAAAACAAATATCTTGCAAATATCAATAGTGCCATATTAACAAGAAAATCAGTAGTAGAGAAAATTGCAGAAAAAGCCAAGTTAATCTTTGGCGGTCTTAAATTACCTACAACATCTAATCCAATGGGTAGAGATAGGGTATTAAACAATAACTTTGTAACTAAAGCAATAGTTAACTTTAAAAACTCAAGTTTTGGCAAGGGTGTTTCAAGTTTCTTTAAGGGGTTTAGATAATGAACAAAACATTGAGCATCCTCAAAGTTTATTGCGAGTTTGAAAAAATTTTCCATATAAGGGTATGGCCACACGAGAGGTCACAATAGAATAGACCTACAAACAATGTAAGAAAGAAACTATATTAGAACTTACAAAGGACCAAAGACAATTTGAACAATATGAAAGAATATATCACAAAAGAAGCAATGAATATAAGAGTTCCTAACAATAGGCCTCTAATTAGTGCTACGCACCGCGGCGCCTACGCAATCCTTTTAAATACGGATAAATATAAGCAGGTGACCGCTTTAAATACGGCTACTTATGGGAAAAAAATAAAATGATTACAGACTTTATGGGCAAAGACGGTTTCATCTGGTTCGCAGGTGTGGTCGAAGACAGAGCAGACCCTCTTAAACTAG